TTGCTATGCACAATGGATACAATAATCAGTTTACGATTACTGGTCCTTCTAAGTACACCTACGGCATGATGATCACCCAAACATCATTGCTCGGTGCAGCTTCTAGACTAGCAACAACTTTTCAAATGGTTAGCATACCTCTGAAACAAACTGGACTTAATTATGAAAAACAAACGTTTTCATATTACCCAGAGAAATCAGAAGTGTGGACTGCCGTTTCCCACTATGGGGTACAAATTAGCCCCATTGGACAAGCAAACATTAAAGTGCATGGAAGTACCATGAAAAGTGATATTAAACCAACCATGTATGCTGATGAGTTCGCAGATCTTGAAGAAGAGATTTGCGGGAGGCGTGACTACTGGCAAATACCAAATTTTAAAGGAGAAATGCGAGATGGAAAGTGGGTTTCCCCCTACACCAACGCTTTAGTTCCCTTGAAACGAGTTACTCACAAAATGGAGTACTTGTATTTGTGCCTAGCAGAAATGTTAAATGGCGTCCAGCACCTACAAACCGATGGCTATTCTGAGATTTCCTTAGAAGAAGCTATGGTAGGTATACCTGGATCCATTATACAGTCTGTTGACCTTAAAACGTCAGTAGGAATGCCTTTTAATCAGCCTAAAACTACGAAAATTGTTATTCGCGAGAAACAAGCATTCATAGACCCTATTTTAATGGAAATCACAAACGAGATAATCCATTTACTAGGAGAGAATGTTATTCCCTGCCCAATGATTTTATGTATGTTAAAGGATGAAGCTATCAGTCATACGAAAAATGAAGCAAGAAAAGCAAGAGTCTTCAACTGTCTGCCATTTCCTTATAATTGGAAAATGAAAGCCGTGGCCGCACCCGTCCAGGCATTCATTCGAAATAATAAAGGATTCTTTGGTAGCATGGTTGGGATTAACATGACATCATTAGAGATTAACGAAATTGTGAGGATTCTGAAACAAACGGATCCCGAATTAGTGCGTATTTTAGCCTTGGACATTGTCACCGAAGACAAGGCCGAAGACGGATTTCTAATTGATGTTATTAGTCTATTCTTTTATGCTTTAAAGATGTTATTAACCGGGGAGGGCGCTAGTTTGTACACGCTCATCCAAGGAATAAAGTCTGGAGTTTACGTTGTTAAAAATGATTTGTTCCAAGTTGGTGGCCAAAACCCTAGTGGCCAACACATGACAATTGATTTCAATGACGCGATCACTTCCCTTTGTTTGATTTATTTCTACTACCGTATGAAATATCCTGATGGATTGCCTGATACTTTGCTACAACTTGTCGTGAATTATCAAAGGACTTTCTTTCAGACGAATGGAATAGTATCCGAAGCTCTAAGCAAATATTGTACTTATAGAGAACACTGTTCGAAGTGCACATATGGAGATGACTCGCTGCAAGGCGTATCTGAAACATGTGACTTTTATGAGCCCAATGACATACCCAAATATGGCAGGGAGCTCGGCTTTACTTTCACCGATGAAGCCAAAACAGTAGATATTAAGTACAAGAAGATAACTGATGTTGCTTTCTTGAAGAGAACTTTTAAATTCCGTGAGGAATTGCAAAGCTATGTTGGTTTGTTAGCCATGAAAACTATCGTTAAGATGTTGAGACTTCGCAAGAAGTCCACCTTGACTGAAAGAGATCATGCTGCTGAACAACTGACAAACGTTATGCGTGAATTAGCGTACTACCCACGCGAAATTTACGAAAAGTTTGATACTAGATTACATGCTATTGCCGAAAAGTATGGTCTTGTTGATAATGCTTATTATGTGAGAAAGACATATGATGAACATTTAGACAAGATGAAAGACGGCTCGTTTAGTACTTGGTCCCCCCTGAGTATTGAATTAAAAGAAGAGTGGGAAAACAACACAACCCAAAATGAGTAGTAATACAAGCATTGATTTAAAGCCCATCATTGATGAGGCAAAGAGTGTACCGATGAATGAACCGGTTCTCAAAAATGAATTAGGATTTTTCCATTCAGCTATGTCCACCATGAAAAGTGGAGCACCAGCTGGACCTCCTGTGAGTTCTTTACCCAAGTCACATTTAGGAGACTTCCTACAAAGAAGCACTGTTATCAGTAACGGAACGTTGTCATCAACCGACACATTCGGAACTGCAATTGTAACAGTGGATCCATGGAAGGCGTTCCTGGAAAGTACGTTTATTGCACCCAAAATTGAAGCCTACAAGTATATCAGAGGTACGATGGAAGTACAAATTTCCGTTAATGCACCAGCCGGTGCTTACGGTATGTACTATCTTGTCGCTATACCGTTCTTGACTAGCAATTTTACCGGATCCACCGGCACGATTGGTTTGTCCAGAACTGGATTAGAGACTGTACCACATATTCGTCTAGATTTAAGTACATGCACTGATGGAAAAGTTTTACTACCATGGTGTCATTGGAATGATTACGCTACCTTAGGGGATTCAACGACTATAGAAGGCTACACTAACATGTGGGCTTTGCGAGTCGTTTGTTATCAACCAATAGCAACCGCTACTGGAACAGATACTCCTCAAGGAACGTTTAGAATCTGGGCACGATGTACATCAGATCACGATATGGTTATTCCGTATACGCAAATGATGCCATCGTCCTTTGATGCTGCTCGAGATATGGCCTCAAACGAGTTTGATAATACACGAAATAGTGTAAATTCCGCAACTGAAGCTGTCACCGG